ATTGCGGTTATTGGGAGCGTAGATCAGGCGCTTGTCGTTGGGGTTGCCAAAGGGATATGCAAAAATTTTGTACAAATTTTAATTTCCCCTTTCTGCCAGCGTGGCCAGATGGCCCAGCTGTGCATCAATAGAAGGTGCCAGAGCGCCCACCAGCGTCCCGTCGTCCAGCTTAATGACAGTGTTTGCCGTCTGGGGAAGGTACTGCTGCACCACGTTGTACAGCGCGTCCACGGACTGCTGCATTTTCTGCTGGTAGGACGAAAGCCGCCCGTTTGCCGGGCTTTCGCCGAACGCATAGCCGTCGGTGCGGAAATCGTACCCGGCAAAGCTGCGCTGGCTGCCGTACCAGTAGGCGTCCTGGATGTCCTTGTAGGAAAGCGTCGTGCTCTTGCTGTCAATGCTTTCCTTTTCGCCGTTTTTACTGCCCAGCCATGCGGCCAGACCGATACCGCCCGCCACAGCAGCCACGCCCAGGATGGCAGCCAGCACAGGGTTGGATGCCACAAGCGAGACGATATTGCCCAGACTGCCCATGATAGAGGTGGCCATGTTGGACACCCCGCTGGCGACGTTGGCCAGCTGGGCACCTGCCCCACCGGATGCGCTCAAGCTGGACAGGATAGAGCCAAAGCTTTGCACCGCCGTCCCCGCTTCTGTCGCACTGGCAGCGATGCCGTCCGTAAAGAGTGATTTGATGGTAGCAAAGGCCGCTTTTACGCCGCCCCCGCTGTACGCGTCATTGATGACACCCAGCGCATCCGCCGCCCACTTGGAGATAAGCTCCCGCTGATCCTGCGATACCTCGCCCCAGATGAGATTTGCCACGTCTGTAGCCAACCCGGCCCAGTTGCGGTTTTTCAGGTCGGTGAACGCGTTTTGCAGGCGGCCAAAGATGCCGTTCGACCACTGCTTCTGCGCATTGCTGAGGTTCTGGTCAATGCGGCTTTGCAGCTCTGTCACGGACAAAACCACATCGTCACAGGTCTTTTGCGTGGTCGTGGTCACTTTTCCGGCCGCATCGGTCACTTTCTTTGTGACCGATTTGATGGTCTTCTCCGTGCCGTCCACCACTTCTTTCCAAGAGTCCGTGATGGTCTCCACGGTCTCCTTTGTGGTGCCCTTGAGCTTTTTGGTGGTGCCGTCGTAGACGTTGTAGGTATTGTCGGCAGTCTCCACCACGCGCTGGATGTTGCCCACGATGTTGCCCGTTCCGGCAAGGATCTGCTTTGACGTTTCGGTGACGGTATCTGCCAGCTTTTTGGTGTCAGCAGCCGCTTTGGCGGTAGATTTTTTGCTTTTTCCGCCGCCTGTGCCGCCCGAGGCAGTGATACTGCTCCCGCCACTTCCGGCGGCTGCAGCCGCCTTTGCCTGCCGTTCCGTCCAGCTTTCGTTGTAGATGCCCTTTCCGTTTTTAGCATCCTGCCGTCGGCGGTCGTAGTTGCTCTGGCTGTTTTTGTCAGAGCGGTACTGCTTGTATCCTTCATCACTGTTCTCGTACCCCGCGTAAGCATTCTTCCCGAGGGCTTTGTTGAGCTTGAAGCTCAATTTATCGAGAACGCCGATTCCGGCAGAGCCAAGCTCGCCAAATTTCTTGATGACGGAGTTGATGGGGTTGTTCAGTTCCAGAATGGCCTCGCCGAGCCCCTTCCAGCCGTCCGTTTTGTAAGCTTCGATGGCCGCCACGGTCATATCGTTGAGGTTGGAGATTACCACACCGATTCCGCTGCTGAGGTCGCCCGTCATGAGCCCGGCCAGCTGGCTCACGTTATCTTTCAGGGTGGAAACTCGGCCATTCATGGTCTGGCTCTGGGTGTCCATGGCGTTGTAATAGCGCCCGCCCTCCTCGCTGGCAGCAATAAGGGCATTAGACAGCAGGTCATAGCTGATGGTCATGTTCTGGACTTCCTGCACCGTTTTCCCGGTGTAGTCAGCCAGCACCTGATAAACGTTGATTCCGGCATAGGCAAACTGCTTGATGTCGATTGCGGACGCTTTGCCCACATTGGCGATCTGCTGCAAATTAGCTGCCATGCGGGAAAGCTCCGCGTTGCCTCCGCCTGTGGCGGAAACAGCATCGCCCAGTGCCATGATGACCTTGCGGGAGTAGCCCGCATTTTCACCCGCGCTGATCAGCAGCTGGTTTGCTTGCGTCAGCGAATCCACGCTGAACGGGGTGCGGGCCGCGTCCTCCTGAATGGCCGCCATGGCCTCATTGGCCGCCTGTGCGTCGCCCAGCATATTGGTCAGGCCCACGCGGTAACTCTCGATTTGGGCGTTGTACTCGATGCCCATAGACACAAACTGTTTTGCGCCGCTGAGGGCCGCAGTGGAAAGCGTGGAGATGGCAGAAGCCAGAAGCTGCGATTTTGTCAGCGCCGCCGTCAGCCCGCTTCCCGTACTGCTGGCCGACTTGCCGAAGGAGTCCATGCCGTTGTTTGCGGATTTCAGGGCGGAGGCGGTTGTCTTGAGTTGCGCCTCGGCTGCTGCAAGCTGGTTTTTCAGCTCTTTGGTTTCGGCTGAGGTCTTGCCCGTCTTGGCGGCAGATTCGTTATACTGCTTTGTCAGTTCCAGCACGCTTTTTGCGGCCTTGCTGTACTCGCTGGAAAGCGCCGTCACGGTCTTTTTGGTCTCGCTCTGGACGTTGTTGATGCCCCGCTCATACGCGGACGTGTCCAGCCCAAGAGTGGCCATCAATTCAAAAAGTTTCAGGGCGTATCACCTCCGTTCAGCCCGGCCAGAATGCGGGCCTTGATTTCCTCTGCGCTCTGCTGGGGCAGGGCGGGAGTATTAAAGTCAGGCAGGGTGTCCACCCACCGACACTCCATGCCCACAAGGCCAGCCAGAGCGTCCGTGATGTAGGCGCGGTAGCTCTTCTCGTAAGCTTCCTGCTGCATCGCATTGACGCAATGTTGGGCAATGTAGGGCTTGCCAATGGCTTTCAGCATATCCAGCCGTATGGATGAGATCAGCCGCCGATATCGGTCTGAGCCAACCTCACCAACGAGGATAAAAAATCCAGCACATCCCGGTCGTTGATGGTCTCCGTGATGACGCGCAGGGTTTTGAAGGGAGTCATCTTTTCGGGGTTGCCGTCCTTGTCCGTTTCCAGCTCATACAGCAAAGGCAGAAGCTCCGCGGTGTTCTGAGCGTTGTCGAACAGCAGCTTTTTTGCCATTGCCTTGATGTTCTTGCGGCTCTGGGCTTCTTTCTTGGCCTTGAGCTCATCGGGGGTTTCACTGCCCGTGAGGATGGGGCCGACTTTGCGCAGCTCCATCACCTGCGTCTCTGTCAGAAGAGCGGCCACCTTGTCCGCGATCATGTAACAGTGGCGCAGAAATTCTGTTTCGTCCATCTGGTTGAGAGTTTTCATTGTTCCACTCCTTATGCTGCCGCGTCTTCGCTTACAAAGAACTCCATGGGGACGGTCTCGTCGCCCATGCGGACACAGCCCGTCAGGGTGACGGACACATTGCCCTTGCCTTTGTCGGTTGTCTTGAGGGACAGGCCGCCCGTGCTGATTGCGTTGTCCAGCCGAACAGCCACATAGCCGCCGCCGATGAGGTCGCCCACAAACCAGATGGTTTTGAAGTCGCCCGTGGTCTTGTCGGTTTTGAACGTCATGCGGGGCGTTACCTTGCCCCCGGCCACGTCCGCTGCGCCCAGCGCCATGCGGATGACCTCTGCGGAGGTATTCAGCGCGGTGAAGGCCAGCGTGCAGTCGTAGTCCTCAATTTCCATGAGCTCCACGGTGTTCTTCTGGCAGTTGTCCACATCTTCGCCCAGGTCGGTGATGTTGGGGGTGCAGGTGGCGGTGATGCCGCCAGTGGTTGCGCAGATGATGTCGGCATCAGCGACGGCGGTCTGGCCCTCAGTGTCGAACTTGTTCAGCACAAGGCCCGCGTTGATCTGCATGTACTTGAATGCTTCTGCGGAAATTTTGGTAAATTTTCTTCCCATAATTCTCCTTACTCGCATAGCTGCGTGATCTCAAAATTCAGGTACTCGCACAAATAGCCCTCGGGCGGGTTGTCCATCGGCTGGGCCCACGGGGTGCCTTTGCGCAAAAGAATAGCACCGCCCTCGCACGGCACGGTCAAACCGCCTGCAAGGGCTGCGCTAATTTGGTCTTCGGTCTGTAAGATGGGTAAACGCCCTGCGCTGCTTGGATACCACAAGCGGCCATGAAACGACGCTTCCTCGTTCCAGCCGCCGGGGACGGCGGGCTTGTAGGTCAGGTAGGGCAGGGAAGCGGCGGGCGGGATGTTGTCTTCCAGATAGCCCGGGATGCCAAATCCGTTGAAAAAAGCGTTCAGTGCCCGGTTGATGCTCTCAGACGGTCCCATTACGGCAGCACCGCCTTTTTGCACTTGACGGCCCGCAGCCCCATGCCGGATTCCGGCGGGGCTTTTCTTTCGTCCGCTGTGCTTGTGATCTGAAAGGTCTGCCCGTCGCTTACCCGCTTGATATAGTCCGGGAAAGTCAGCGGCACACCCGTGTTAACCAGCAGCGTATAGGTGGAAGCGGTGTCAGCCTGCTCCGCCACCTGAGCTTCCACAGTGGTGTCGTGGCGCTCCACGGCCTCAAACTCGGGGCCGTCCTGCCAGCCGGACACAAAGCCGCCCACGCCGTCCGGCTCATAGCTGCGGGTCTGAAAACGGTATTTTTGGGTAAAGCTCTGCATCACGGTGGATGCAGTGAATGCGTTGACCATGTCACATCTTCCTCCACTGATTGATCTCGGATTTATAGCGGGTCTTGCCGTCTGCGGGCAGGCCGTCCGCGCCTGTAGCCATCGTGCCGGACCACCCGGCAAAGGACTGGGACACATACACGCCGCCGGACGGCAGAGCCTTGTCGTATGCGTCGATTTTTTCAGCCAGCGCAACAAAAGCAGGCGGCACGCGCATAGGCTGTACCGTCCCGGTGAAGGTCTCGGCGGTCAGATCGCCGTCCCCGGCCTTGTGCACGCCGTCATTGAAGACGGATCCGCACACAAGGAAATACTGCCCCGGCACTACCCCGGCGGGCACGGTATCCGGCTCAAAAGCAAACTCCCCGGCAACGGGATCATCTGCCCGGTCAAAAAAATTGTGCGTGTAAACGCACAGCTCTGGGACGGTCATGCAAAGTCACCCCCTTGCAGGTTAGACCGATTCACCCGGGGTAATGGTCTGGACAGAGATGCCGTCCAGGTACTCAGCAAACAGGGTCACGCCGGTGATGGCGAAGCTCTCAGAGACGGCGGTGGTGTAGTTGCCCTTGGTGTGGAAGCCGATCAGGTTGCTGGCCTCGCCTGCGGTGGTGTACACCAGCCCAGCCTTGGCGTAATCGCTGTCGGAGGGGTCGACGTAGTACATCACGATGTTGTCCACGGGGGTGGCAATGACCTTGCCCTTTGCGATCTCGCCGTCAGACAGCAGGAAGATGGTGTTGTAGCCCATGAAATCCTTGATGTACTGGAAGCCGTACTGGTTCTGGATGGTGATCGGGGCGGTGCCCAGGTACTCCGCCACGTCCAGGACGTTGGCAAAGCCCACAACGCCGGTGACGGTGCGGTGCATATTCTTGAACTTGTTCTCCACGCTGCCCTTTGCCATGGCCAGAGCCATCTGGAAGGTCTTGGGGGTGCCCTTCAGGCTGCCGGTGTTCAGGTACTTGTAGAACTTGTCCGTGATCTTTGCGGTCAGGTCGAACAGGAACTCGTCATCGGTCTTCTGCACGGCCACATCATAGCCATAGTTCTGGATTGCCTCCAGGGAGACGGCCTTGGCGTACTTTTCGATTGTGATCTTGCCGTAGTCCTTCTCCTTGACGGTGTACTGGCTGTAGGGGATCTCCTCGCCCTCTGCCACGGTGCCGCTCTGCAGGGTGCCCTGGGCGTACTTGCTCTTCAGCACGGTGCCGGGCTGCATCCGGATGGGACGCATGATGCCCATGATCTCCCGCAGGTGCTCCCAGTTGCGCTGGAAGCGTGTCACAAAGTCGATTTCCCGAGGGTTGACGGTGATCTCGGTAGTGGTGGTCATATTGGTCTTTGCTGCCATGTGTTAGTCCTTTCCGCCGCCTGTAAACAGGTCGGCATTTGCAGCAATCGCGGCCTGGCGTTCGCCTGCGTCCTTGATTGCAAAAATTTGGTCTTTGGTCATTTTGGAGCCGGTGTTGGTGGGCGGGGTGTCCACCTTTGCGCCGGTGGTGGTCGTAGTGCCCACGAAGTCGCTCCAATCAGCTTTCAGGCTGTCGGCGTGCTTTTTGGCGTCCTTGACCTCGCCCTTATCGTCCAGCTCCAACTTGTCGATATCCTCGCCAGACAGCCGCACGACCCGATCAGCATACTTGTCCAGCACCCCGGCGGACTTCAGCAGCTCCCGGAACTTGGCTTCCTTGGCTGCGTGGGTGTCTTTCTGGGTCTGCTGGGCCTTGTAGTCGGTCAGTGCCTTTTCAGCGGCTTCCTTGCCGCTGCTGGCTGCGTCACGGTCTTTTTCGGCCTGTGTGCGGGCTGTTTTCTCTGCATCCAGCTGGTCTTTGAGTTCGTCTGTCTCCTTGTGCAGAGCGTCCAGAATGGCCTTGGCCTTGTCATCGTTGGAGGTTTCAGGGTTCTCCAGAATTGTGCGGATGTCAGCTCTTTTGAGTGCCATGTGATAGTCCTTTCTGCCCTTGCTCGGGCTGCCATGCTTGGCAATAAGGTTTAATTTGCCGGACGTGCTGCCGGTGTGGTGCCGCTTGTGGGGCTTGAACCCACGGCCCCCGGATTAAAAGTCCGGTGCTCTGCCAGACTGAGCTAAAACGGCATAAAAAAGCGGCTGACGCTGTGCGCCAACCGCCGAATATTAACTTTTTAGTCAAATTCGTAATTTTGAAATTTGAGGTTGTTTTTTAACGGGATGAGTGTCACATGAACATGCACGTTTGCTTCGCCAAGAACTTTATCACAAAGTTTCTGAAGTTTGATTCTTGTATCGTCAATTTCAAAGCAAAGCCGTGTATTTGCTTCCTTATCATCCTCAATTTTTAGCTCTCGGATTTCGTTGGAAATTTCAAGTTGCCGAACTTCGCAAATTTTTGCTTTGTTTTGGAGCTTGAGCTGTTCCAAATGCAAGTTTTCGCGCTCGCTTTCCAGATCTTCGATTCTGCTCATATTTAAGCCTCCTTGTTTCCTTCTTCCACAGCAATCTCTCGCAGCTCGTCAATGTGATTTTCCACCGCCGGGCGGAGGAACGGACGGGGGGCCATGCCTCGGGTAAAGTGCCACTTGCCGTTGAAGTCTTTCCAGACCCATGGCGTTTTGCGTCCGTTGCCCTTCTCGGCAAAGATGCCCGTGCCCAGCTCCACATAGACGCTGTAAAACAGGTTGCTGCCGATGGTCACGGTCTTTTTTGCAAGGTCGAGGGCATAGGTCAGGCTTTGCTTGAGCGCGCCGCCCACGTAGCCCTCTATGCCCGTGCTGTCTACCGTGCCAGTGGGCACAAGCAGCTGGGCATAGTCCTGCACCTTCATGCCCCAGATGGTCAGCACCCGCTCCGCCCACGAGTCCAGCGCCTCATGCAGCTGCGGGGTGTTGTCGGTGAATTTGATGTCGTAGTTAAAGTTCACGGCTTATCCCTCGGTTCTCGCTTTTTCTTTAAGATGCGACCGCACTCAGGGCAGAAATTCAGCGGCCCGGCCCGGTGAGTAATAACGCCGCGCACGCCCATGTGTTTCCGGTGATTTTTGGTGATGAGGCTTACTTGGTAGGTGGTATATAACTCAGGATCATCTTTTGGCTCGTGTTCTTTCCACCACTTGAGCCGCTCGCAAAATTTGCAAGGCTTCTTCTCATCCATGCTTTGCAGCCTCCTTTCTGCGTTTTCTCTCTTCCGCCCACCACATTTGCTCTTTCTCTTTGCCGCCCTTGGATTTATACCACTCGGTGTAATCCATGACGGGGGTGGTCTCTTTGGTCACATTGTCCCGCTGCATGGCGTTCTGCCGGGGATACTTGCCCAAAGCAGAGGACAGCACACAGCGGCAGTGGTAAACCATCTCCGGCGCTGCGTTTGGGTCGCCGGGGCGCTGAATCTCGTAACCCATAACCTTGAAAGGCTCGTCAAGCTCTGCCGTCTGCTGATCCAGCAGGCGGTGCATCTCACGGGTGCGGTAGTCGTGGGTGGAGTTCCACCGCTTTTTGACCTCGATGCCCAAAGCCTGGGCGTTTCGCATTTGCTGCAAGGCCCCGGCGTTCTGGGCGCTGGTAAGGGCCGTGATGGCGTTGTTCATGGCCCAGTGGATCTCTGTATCAGCCATGCCGTTGACGGCCTGCACGGCGATGTCGTGGACGCTCTTGCCCTGCACGATGCCCTGCATGACGTAGCGATTGAACACTCGGGCATCATAGGTGCGGTTGCTCTCGCTCTTGATGCGCTTGTTGGGCACCATGCGGGGGTTCTCCTTCAGCAGGAGCTTGACCGCTTCGGTGTTGTACAGGGTCAGCCCGAACGTCACGCCTGCGGCCTGTTCCAGCTCGTAGAAGGCCCAGTTTGCGCCAAAGGAAAAGATGTTGTATTGCTCGCCCCGGGCCAGCTTGTAGGCCGTCTCTTGGGCTGTGGTGCAGGTCTGCGTGATGTCATCCAGCTTCTGGCGCATCAAATCGGACTGAAAGACCTGATTTTGCAGCCAAATTCGGTAGTCGTCCTCTGTAATCTCGCCTGCATCCAGCTGCGCCCGCTTGCGCTCATCCAGTTGCTTATATTTTGTGAGAAACTCGGTCAGCTGCTCCTGCATCTCCCGGCGGGCAGTGCCGTACACCCGGAGGATACGGCGGCGCAGGCGGTTCAGTTGTCGGGTAGAGATGCGGTCACGGTCAGAAATCACGTTTCATCACCGTCTCCCTCCCCCTCGCCCACGGTCTCCCGTGTTGCGCTCTCAGCCATCAGCGCGGCCTTGGCCTGCTCCTTTTGTTCCGGGGTGAGGTTGGGCAGCAGGTCGATGGCCATGTCCTGTCCGATGATGGCGGCCTCGGAAATCACCATGCTGACCTGCTCAGCTGTGTTGGTGATCTTGCTGCGGTTGAATGTCGGCATAGCGTTTTCAAAGCCAGCCAGTGCGCAGATCTGCCGGATGAACGGCTTGACCTGCGCCTCGAAGTCGTCTGCGTTCTGGTTCAGCGGCTCATAGGCTGCATCCAGATGGTCGTTGGTGCTGTCTGCACTCACGCAGTGCACATCCAGACCGCCGAAGTCCTCATACACCCGGGTGTGGAGCAGCTCCAACAGAGCCTGCCGGGCCGTCACAGGGATCTCGGTGGTGTAGGGGGTGATCTTGCCGCCCTCGCTGGTGTCTGCGCCTGCAATGTGGTACAGATTCAGCTTGACAAGGAACTCCTGCAGTTCGTCATCGGTCATGCCGTTGAAGTTCTCGCACAGCCAGTAGATCTGCGAAAAGTCCTGCAGGTCATTGCAGAAGCCGGACATCACCAGATCGGTGTTGTCAATGTAGGCTTTCAAGCCCACAAGCGTGCTCTGGTGCAGGTCGGAGCCCCACAGCGGCACAATGGGAAGAGCGCTGTAGTTTTCGCCCTCTACGCTTTCCAGCCCGCCACCGGGTGTGGTGACGGTCACGCTCTTGTATGCCTGCTTCGGCGTTGTCTCTTGCATCACATTGCCGATTTTGCTTTCCGTGTACTCAGTGAAGCCGTCCAGCTCGTACAGGATATAGTGCATATCTGTGTCCGGGTTCAGCCGCCAGAAGCGCACACCCGCCTGCAAAAGGCTTGTCTTCTCATCGTACAGGGGCGCAAACTCGGTCAACTTGAAAACCACCAAGTGGTCGTTGTTCCAGAATCCGAAGCTCTCGCCGTGGATCAGGGCGAAATATCCGGCCTTCTGGATCTGCTCATCAAAGTTCTGCCCCAGTCTGTCCTTGTCCACGCCCTCGTCTGCAAAGACCACACCGTTGCCGAGGGAGTAGGTCGCCCGCTGCTTGTTGAGCCGCCGGAAAAGATTACTCTTGACCATATCGGGGTGTGGGGTGTCCTGCTTGGTGTTTTTGGATAGGCGTTGCAGCATCAAAGCGTAAGCCTGCGCGAAGCGTTCAGCGCCCGGGTTTTTCTGGGCGTCGTACAGGTCGGCATCCAGAGCCATCTTGTAGGGCTTGGAAGCGCAGTGCTGCTGCACGAGCCGCCGGATGAAATCAGGCTGTTCCCCGGCGGCTTGCGCCTGCTGAAATGTCTGGAATGTGTATACAGTGCTCAAAATCAATCCCTCAGTTTCACAAGGCGCTTTGTGCGCACGAAATAGCGGATAGCGTCCATGCAGTGGTCGTTGACCTTCAGCACGGTGTCGTCTTTATCCGGATCCCAAGCGTACACGCCGAACTCTTCCAGCGTGTGCTTGCAGTCTTTGTAGATCTTCAGCCGCCCGGTCTGCAGCATGGTCTGCACGTCCAGAATGCCGCTCAGAACGTCGTTGTTTGCGGGGTTCTGAGTAAAGCCGTTCTTGCGCAGCTCTGTAATCAGGGGCAGGGCAGAGGGGTCAACGATGATCCTCTCCGGCTTGAGACCATTCAGCCACGCCTTGAGGTCTGTGACGTACTCGCCCACGGTTTTTTGCCGCTTCTGTTCCCGGCCGCTGTAGTAGTACTCCCGGGTGACGATCCAGCAGTCTGCATCTGCCTGCTTCTGGAATAGCAAAAAAACCGTTGCGTTCTGGGTGCCAAAGTCGCACGCCACATAGGCGCTCTTTGGTGACAGCTCCGGCAGCTCATCAACGACGTGCTTCTTGCGGTCGAACATGTCATATACAAGGCCCTCGGCCACCGTCCACAGGCCCAGAATGTAGCGCTGATAGAAAACGCCGCTGTACTGGCTGCGGTATCTGGCCTTGATGTCCTCGGAAAGTGACAGGTTGTCGTCCATCGTGAAATGGAGATACATCATCTTGCGGGAACGGCACTTCCGCACCCACTCCAGATAGAACCAGTGCTGCGGGCTGCCCGGGTTGCAGTTGAACCAGAACTTTGACCCGGTGACAGAGCAACGGGCTGTGGCCTGATTGACGAAGCTCTGCGGCATCAGGGCAACCTCGTCAAAGAATGCCCCGGCAAGGGTGATGCCCTGTATCAGGTCTTGGCTGCTCTCGTCCTTGCCGCCGAAAAAGTAGAACTCGTTGGCTTTGCCACCCTTGCTGACGGTCATGCAGTTTTCTGCCCGGTGCTCCTTAACGTTGTAGCCGCGGGCTGCAAGCTGTTGCTTGAGCGTCCCCAGCACATTGCGCCGGAAGCTGGCAATGGTCTTGCCACACATGGCAAACTGCTGGCCGCTGTAGCAGGTCATAGCCCACTGGACGAAAGAGAAGCTCATGGCAAAGGTCTTGCCCGAGCGGATAGCGCCATCAGCAATGATGCCGTTGTAACCGCTGTATGCGCTCTGCGGTGTCCACCAGCTCAAGACCTGCTTTTGCCTCTGGCTGAGGGCTTTCCAGCGAAAACCGTTACTTTTCCGCATTGTCGTCCTCTTCCTCCGGCAGCATCTCCACGTCATCCGGCGGGCTGATGTCTGCGGCAGCATTCAATGCCTTTATCAAACCATCATCGTGACGCTCTTCCTGCTCCGCTTCTTTCGGCTTATCGCTCCAGCCAAAATTAACTTGCAGGCTGAATCTTGCGCCGCCGTTTCCGTCACGATCATAGAGCCGTTCTTCGGCGTATCTCTCGCATCGAAGCTTCGCGCGCGTTATCGTGTCAGAAAACTCAGCTTTTCCTTGATAGTCAATCAAAGATTGCCGAGACTTAAAACCCAACGCCAAAGCTAGACCGGTGACAGTTTCTGGACGTTCGTCGATTTTTATCACGTTTCCGTATTTGTCCAAAACAGGCTTTCCGGTTTCGTCTTCTAGGACGCTCCCTTCACAGCTTTTGAAGAACTCTTCGATTTTTTTCTCAAGTTCTTCTTTGCTCTCAAAGACGGGCGGTCTGCCTATTCTTTTGTTTTTGCTGTAGGCCACCGCCACCACCTTCCTAAACTCGCACAAAATAAAAACCGCCCGGAAATCTGAACGGTCAAAATCGAATGAGCCGCCAGCCGGATTTGAACCGGCACCCATGGAATGGATGTGCGCAGTGGTTGGCTGTGCAGTGATGTTCCCGTGGTGTCACCAGCGTTGTCCCGCCTTAAATGGGCGGCGCTCTCCCAGTTGAGCTATGACGGCATATAAGCAGCAACGCCGTTATCTGCTTTTACCGGACAGTAAGACGTTGCCGCTGCATCCGGAACTTTTGCGGCCAGATGCCCCGCTACTCTCTGCATGCCGTCCCCCGGTCATGCAAAGTCTGGCACTCCAGGCAGGGCTCGAACCTGCAACCTGCGGTTTTGGAGACCGCTGCTCTACCACTTGAGCTGCCGGAGTATAAAAGCCGCCCTTGGAATCGAACCAGCCGTGTCTACACACACGCACCGCGCTCCACATTGCGCTCAGGCGGCCATATAGCAAATAAAAACAGCCCGCGGTTCGCCGCCGGGGCTGCTTGAGTTGACGCACATCCTGCGGGGCATGCTGGCCCGCTCGGATTTCCGGTGCTGCTGTTCACGGGCGGAGGTTTCAGGGCGTGGGCAAGATTTCAGGAATCCCACACCCACCCGCACACCGGTGGTGAATCACTCCATGCGTCAGACATGCCGCGTTACAGACTTTGCGGCGTTCGGTGCGAGATCGCGGAGTCAAACCGCGCGGAGAGGAAAGCCTCGAACCTTCCCGATGCGCTCAAAGTTGCGCAGCTCTGAGCGGAGCCGTTTCGGAATCTCGCATAGAAGCAGCCCGCAAAGCACGGTGTCAAAGCGAAAAAGCGTTAAGCGGCATGAACGAAAGGAGAATCCGTACGGGGCCGCGCTTTGGAAGCTGCTGAGAAGCGGCGCACCGCTTTGCGCGGTTCCGCTTATGCCATGATACAGGAAGTTAGCACAAATGTCGATTCAAACGGCACAAAACAAGTGCCAAAATAATGTGTGTTTTATTGGTCAGTTTGGATATTTTCCCAAATTTCAGCAAGTGCCTCCATCCCCTCCCGGATATAGACGGAAACGGCATTGACGTTTTTAAAACTCACGCTCTCCGCGATTTTGCGCTGGCACAGGTTCTGGACGTAATAATCATAGATGCAGTCAGCTTGTTTACGAGCACGTGCAGACCCACTCAGGCAGTAGGCTCGCCGGGCAGCCTCGGTGCGCAGTTCACAGAGATCAATCTCCATCTGCTTGAGGTTCCGCTCTTCTGTGTCGATTCTCTCCACGGCAAAGCCCACCTTGTCACCGGCTCCACCGCCCATCGGCATCCCGCTCATGCTCTGGGTACATTTCTCGGCAGTGTCCCGTATGCGCTGGATCTTCTGCTTCTGGGCCTCGACCTGCTCCGCCAGATCTCTGCACTGCTGAAACCACGCCTTGACGGTGCGGTAATCCGGCAATTCCGGAGCGTCTGCGTCAGGTGTCCATGACTGAATGCGGTCAATCATCGTCATACGGCACGTCCTCCATTCTGAATCCGCACATCGGACAAAACGGCGTTTTGAGGCCGCACGGATTGACCTCTCCGCATTTCGGGTTCGTACAGCGTGTTGCAGGTACGCACCACGATCCGCTCTTCCCAGCGCTGCTCACACAGGAGCCATGAATTTCTTCCCAGTGCGCCACAGGCCGCAGAGACTTCGGGTCGATGGTGGGAAGGTTTTCGAGGTCTGATAGTTCATCTTCGATGCTTTCACAGAACAGGATATCGGCACCCTTGCCCTTGGCATCTTCTTTGGCGAGTTCTTTTTTGAGGTCAGCTTCCAGCTCGCTGACATCGACCAAACGTACAGTTTTTTCTTTCTTATCCATTTTCGTCCTCCATTTCCTCGATCCAGATCTCCACTCTGGGGTTTTTCTTGTCGTAGTCCACCCGGCTGCCGTCGTGGGCGGCGACGATCTGGCTGTTATCGTCTGCCAGAACCTTGGCCTTCACCAAAATGTCAGTTGTAGCCTCTATGAGGTTTGCAAGGTCAACCTTGCGCCGGGTGGCCATGTAGTACACACACCTCACGTTCACGCGGGCTGTGATGGGGTTGTAAGGCCGCTTGATCTGCCACAGGCACTTTTCCTGATACTGCATGAACGCCTCGCTGGGGGCCACAATGCGGCGGTTTGCGTGGGCCTTGAGGATGCGGGCGGAGTTTTTCTTTGTGCGGGGGTCGCCGTAAAGGATAATTTTCATTCGTCATCCTCCACATAGCCCCAACTCTGAGGCGGGCGGGTGATCTCCACGGGCTCCATGCCAAACCTGGTATTTCGCAAGCCGGTGAGCTCCTGGAGCTTCCGGGGCCTGTCGTAAATCCTGAGATCAGAAATGTGCCAGCCATACAAGTCTTTCAAATCTGCATAACTCAGTCCGGACTTCCATCCGGCATAGTCTTTGACTTGCGGTACTGTGAGACAGCTTCCAGCAATTGCAGATTCGATATCTTCTTTGACGACACAGTATTCAGGGCCAATGCGTCGGATGCCATCGCAAATGAACTCTCCAATGACGCGTCCCAACCTTTTTGGATATTTCCAGAGGTTCCATTCGCCCACATTCCGGGCAAGGGAATCTGTAAAAAACTTATCGCTTCCCGTCATGGTGCAGTAGATGTACACCTTGAACGGTGTCCCATGCGCAGGGCAGGACTTGCGGATTTCAACGGTCTTTTCGCCGTCAAGAATTTTCTTGCACCATTCGGGCCTGACGCTCAGCAAAACAGCTTTACTCACTTTTCAGCCTCCCACGGTAGTTTCGGAAGCGGCATCCAAATCGGGAAGTCTTTTGGACGTAGTGCGACAGAATCAAAAGGCCATGCTTCCACATTTTTGTGATACCGAGTTCCAATATATCCGGTTGCAACGGCCAGCACCATTCCAAATTTGTTTGCGTCTGCCTCTGTCGGCGGGTTTTCTGCCGTTTTACGCCAGCGCTGGGCATCCTGGGCTGCTGCCGTCGGAGTGTTTTCCACAACGCAAACAAGCTGTTCCAACTCGTTCTCCATGTCTGGGTTATACCAGCCGCCCAGGATTTCCGGGGCCAGGTCGCGGATTCTCTGGATCACATCCTCCGCGTAGACCATACGTTTTTCGCTCATTTCTTCGCCTCCTCAAAAATCCCAGTCGGAAGGAACGCCGAGACGGCATTCTCCATCGCCATCGTTACTGGTCGGCTTATCGAACGGGCAACCTGGGCAACCTTTCCCGGCTGCCAAATGGCAATGGCAAAAGTCCATCAAATAATGGGCCATGTCCTCCGGGCTCATAATGTCAGTTTCAGGGTTGGATTTCACTTTGCTCAGCTTTGCTTCTGTTTCTTTTACAATTCTATCTGGTATGATATAATCAAGCGGAAGTTCGTTAGAAAGACCACAACTTTCATGGCTTCCGAGGTTGTGGATGCAATCCTTACACCCATTTTCAAATTTTGCATCGCAATATCTTTGCAGGACAAGGGCCGCTTCCACAGCTTCTTTATCTGTCGGGATATAAAGCACATTCAGCAAAATATGTCTCTCCCTTCTTGCATCCGCTGGAAGGTCTCCTCGTAGGAGTAGACCTTTGCCGGGACGAACTGCATTGTGTTTGCATCCGCCAGCATCACAACGTCCTCATGCTTTTCGATCAGCTGACGAAGCTCTTTCATGTAGGCCACCAGCCCGCAGGCATCCGAATACGAAACGCCGCGGCCCATCAGCTGCTTGATAAACTGTTTCTGCGTCATGCTTTTCCTCCAATCAAATCATCAATGCACATCTGGGTGGCCTGTTCCGGCACATCTTCCCATCCAATGCCGATGTAATCCAACACGCGCCCCCAGCCGTACCAGTTTCCGTTTTCGTCCCGGCAGACGTGCTTCATCCAGAACTCCCACTCTTTGGGATTGGTCTCTCGCAAAATGTCGAACCGGTGCGGTCTTCCTTCAATGTGGATGCCAAACCCGCACATTGTGCAGCCGGTGCGCTGTGCCTTTGTGGTGTACAGATTTCCGTCCTTGTCCCGTGCGATCTCGCCGTATTCAGCCGGAATAGGCACGTTCAGATCGAGTGCAAGCTGTAAAACGTCCTGTCGGTCAAAGATCGCAAATGGGGCGCTGCGGGTAGTTGTCTTGCCAAAATAGTTGCAGCCGTGCATCTTCAGGCTCTTTTCACGCCGCCCGCCCTCGCTTGCCATAAGACCCATGTAAGGCACACTGTCGTGCTCTCGTGCCCAGTCATTACAGGGCTTTTCCTTGAGGTAGTAGCAGCAGCGATCAGATACCTTAAACGGTGCAGCTTGGTATCCGAGTGCCGCGCCTTCTACGTCTGCGCCGCCAAACAGTTCAAGCCACTTCTGCGGCAGCTTCATCCGGCTGTTTTTCTGCCAGCCGCCATATTCGCCGGTCTCGCCGGTGATGATTGCATGCCGCACGGTGGCGTTTTGTTCGGTCGGGTTTTGCAGAAGCATGATCTTTCCGGCTTTTTCTTTACTGATTACTGGCCAGCCAAATTCCTGCAAGACCTGAACTTTGCTTTTCAGAGGCTTCAGGAACACAAAAGACGGTGCTTCACCCTCACCCATCCAGTTCTTGTATTCGGTTTCCATCTCTGCTGCTATCTGCTTATGCACCTGCTGCACGCCCTTTCCTTCCAGAGAGGAGCAAGACACACATGTGACAGGCAGCCCGATGTGCTCCAGAAAGTAATGCAGCGTGATGGAATCCAGGCCTCCCACGGACAGGTGCACGCTCTTGTCGTGTTCTTTTGCCCAGTAATAGAACGCCTCGGCCATCTCCTGCGCGTGTTCCACCTTGCGCTTGTACTCCCACTTTTGCATCGTCTGAAAGCGCTCGATGTTCGCCAAAGAGCCGTTTTCAGCCATAATTTCCTGTACTGTTCTCATTTTTTACCCCCATTGTTCTGACATTGCCTTTGCCACGCCAGTAAAAGTCTTTGCCCGGTTCTTTGCACGGTCAGTGGTAAACATTCCCTTGTACTGCTCACCATGCTTATGCGAGTAAGATCCAGACGGGCACCATGTCGCGGTAGGTTCTACGATGTTTGTCGGATGCAGCGGCGGCACACCGCGCTCCCACAGCAGCGTTTTCTTGCTGTACGGATGTCCGTACTCGTAGGGCTGGATTGCCTGCGTAGGCTTTGGGTAATCAAAAATCTTGCTGGGGGTAGGATTCTCAATCACCACTTTTTCGCAATCTGCCGCCCACACGGCAAGAAAAAGCGCCTTGCCGCACAATCCCTCATAATACCGGGAAAGATTGAGCTTTCCTCCCTTGTACAGGTGTCTTGCTCCTGCATTGCTTGTCTTGGTGCATGGGACAAATGCAATAATCATGTCCCAGCGGGGCACATCATGCGCGGTTCCGTCCATGGTCACGACTTGCCCCCCCCTCAATAGCCTTTAGGCAGTCACCAAGAATATGCCATTCTGGATGCCCGCCGGACGGCTCCTGAATGTCACAGGAATAGGCTTCGTGCCCACGAGCCCGGAACGCTTTGCATACTTCCTGCGATTCCTCACAGGCAATTAACACTTTCATGCGCTTCTCTCCTTTGATGGCTTCTGCGGGTACTGCCACTCCACCACATGGTGGATGGTGCCGCCATAGTCAGGGTTCAACCAGCCATCAAAGCCGTAGCAGTCCTTCATGTAGACACCGACCTTGTAGCCCTCTTCTTCCGTGTACAAGAGAAGCTGTTCGCTCACGTCGCACTCAATAGTGCCCTCGCATTTATTCTCGTCCACCTCGTGGTGCAGCAGCGGGATCTCACTGGCCGGGTGCCATTTCAGGCAGGTGCATGCAGGGTGTGCGGTAGGTGCCAAATTGACGAGTTTTAACACGTGCTTCAGCGTGGTTGCCACAATGTATGTCGAGGCTGCTTCACATTTCTCAGCCTCAATAATCCATTTTTCAAGATGCCGAATTACATCCTCCGCATAGATCAGTCTTTTTTCAGCCATGTGTCAAAACCTCCGTTCTCTTGACATGGATGTCCCGGTACTCCGGGTAGTGGTCGCCCGCCATCTGGCAGGCGTGAAATTCTGCGGCCTGCTGGCTGCTTGCGGTCAGGCGGTAGGTCAGGGCCGCGTCTCCTACCGGGCCGCTGCACAGCACAACAACATGATATTTAGGCACTCTTTGCCTCTCCTTTCTTGCGCAAAGGCCTGCGATTTGCAGCGTTTTTGAGGAAATCGGGGGCTTTCGCTGCATCTTCTGGGGGGCGCGTGACCAGTTTGTCACGCCCCGCCCCGATGGGGTTTGTCTTGCGGTACTCTTCCACAGACGTGCAGCCCTGCCGGGCAGCTTCCGCCAGCGCCTTGCGGACATAGGCCCAGCTGTGGCCGCCCAGATCCTCGCACTTGCGGATGATCTCTGTCACAAGGTCAGCACCCAGGCGCTCAACGTAAACGGGCAGCTCTTTCTTGCCTGTTTCGCTCAGCTTTCCGATACGGCCCCGGAACTCTTCAAAAACAATGGTCGTCGTCAAGTCGTCTCGCGCATCCGCGCGCGTGTCGGAGTCTACGATAGTAGACGACGACTGTACTTTGTACTTTGTACTTTGACCTTTGTACTTTGGTGTGCATTTGGTTTCTGCCGGTTTCTCCGGAAAACCATTTGGTTTCTCTCGGTTTTCTGCAATAACCATTTGGTTTTTCTCGGTTTTCTTGGGTCTGCCGCCTTTACTGCCGGATTCTCTATGAGATAAAACAGAACGTTGATACGTTTTAATATTCTCATCCATGAACGGTCGAAGTGCTTCAAAAGCCATCTGTTCCAGAGGTTCCAGTCCATCCGGTTCCTCTCCGTGCTCCACATACCGCCTCATCTTGGTGATGGTATTTTTGTACTGCTCAGGTGGAAGAATATCCAAAATCACAAATTTGTCGAATGGAATCATCAACGCTTTCGGCCTGATTTCATCGTCCACGGTGCACCTCCTTCCTTACACGCCCGTATAGCCAGATAGCACAGCTGGGAGGTCAGAACAGGAGATCGCCGTCGTCTGTGATCTCTGCGAAATCATCCGCGGAACCCTGCGAGAAGTTCTGTGCCGCCTGCGGGGCGCTGTAAGAGGATTTTGCTTCGGAAGTATAACTTTCCGTCTGCTGGTCGAAATCACGCACAGCGGGCTTGTCTGCCGCCTTTGAGCCTCAAAAGCTGACGTTGTTCGCCAGAACCTCCACTTTCGTGCGGTTGCTGCCCTGCTTGTCCTGATACGAGCGGGTCTGGATGCTGCCGTCAATAGCGATCATGCTTCCCTTCTGGAAGTACTTGCAGATAAACTCTGCCGTCTGCCGCCAGGCAACGATATCGATGAAATCGGCCTTGCGCTCCTCGCCCTTCGGGGTGTATGTACGGTCAACAGCAATGCTGAAGCTGCACACGCTGGTGCCGTTCTGGGTGGTCTTCAGCTCCGGGGTATGGGTCAGGCGGCCCATCAATGCTACGATGTTAAGCATGCGTCAATCCTCCATCTTCCGCGCTATCACCAGCGCCGATCTCATAATCGATATTTGCGCCCATCAGGACCTCCGGGCATTCAGCGCGGGCAAAATAAGCAGCGGCGCGATATTTCAGCATCATTTCTGTCATGGAGGGCCAGAAACTTCCGTTTTTATCCCACCATCCGTTCTTTTTGGCCATTGCAACGGTCACCTTGGGGCCTTCTACCTTCTCGCCGGTCACTTTGTCGATGCCAACAAGGCGGTACCCCCATGTGTCCTTTCCCTCTTCGCCTTCCATCCGGTAGTGCGTGCGACCTGCGAACAGGCCGCTGTTATCGATCATGGCCTTGCAGCTCTTGCCACTCCACGAAGGATTGCCACGGATGACGTAAAGGTTCTGCATCACAAACGTCGGATCCATGCCCATTCGGGTGGCCATGTTGCAGGCGACCGCGCAGGCGGCAACGTTTCCCTTGTAGCTCTGGGGAACCATACCGTCAGGAAGCTGTGCATAGGCTTTCCCCATGCTGCACGCGAGCTTCCACGAATCCATGGCCGGGTTGACGGCCTGCACGGCAATCGAGGTTTCCTGCGGCGGAATCGGCGCGATCTGCTCGGCGGGGGTTTTAACGATTTCTTCAGGCATGATGAATGTCCTCCTCTACAAACTTTACTTCAATAACATTGGCAAAACGCATGATTGCGTCCAATTCGGATTTTGTGCAGTGGAAAACGATTTTACGGTCTCTTGCCTCCTCTTCCTGCGTGAACGATGCAAATTCACCGTCGTCAAACTCGTCCGGGTCGAATTTTCCGTTGATCTCATAGGCGATTGCAGGCTTTGCCAGCTTGATCCTGTAGGGATTCTGGTAAACGCCTTTGTAATTGTCCGGCATTCCTCTGATCACTGCTTCATGGAGCATTTCTCGATACTCCATCATGTAACAAAAGTCTATGGAATCATAAGGCTCCGGCATGATTTGTTCCCCAGCGGCAGCGTGGATGATATCGACCAGACAAAGAAGCTTTCCGACGCGCCGGTAGATCGAATCAATCGTACTTCTCGTCACGGTATCCGGGAGCTGATTTGACCGGGCAAAATTTGTAAAAAGTGCAATCGCATGGTTCACATCACTTGTCAGCTCGTTCCCGGTGCTGATAAGACGGAACAGGACATTGTCCGTTCCAACGTACTGGAAAATGCCCTCAGCTTTGTTGGAGAGCTCCTTCACGCGGGCTCTTCTGGATAAAATGCTCATTTGCGCCACCTCCCGTTTTTCCATGCCCGCCAGACCAGAAAGACCACGACCAGAACGTTGAATCCGATCCATAAGGTCAGCCCACGGGCCACCGCCTTTGCCGCCGGGGTGGAAAGTGCTTCCACGGCCCGGAACAGCAGCTCTGTTTTACTCACTGTAAAATCTCCTTTCGTTCAAAAATACTTTGCTTTGCCTTTGCGTTTCGGAACATTCCTGCTCTGTGCTTTTCCTTTGCCCTTCAGCGCGAATCTGCTCTACGCCGTTGCGCTTCTTTTCTTATCTATGCCTTTGCATTGCAAAGGTCAGCCTGGCTTATCCATGCCTTCGCTGCGCGGTGCCTTGCCTATCCATGCCTTTGCGATGCATAGCAGAGCGGCGCGTATCTGCTCAACGCCATTGCGATGCCTTGCCGCCCACACCACGCCCAGCCTTGCCTTCGCTTTTCGACACGAGTCCTTGCCTTGCCTTTGCTTTGCTTATCGAGGCAAGTCTGATCCAAGCGATCTACGCCTATCTACGCCGTTGCGCTGCGCTTTCCAGCTGAGCCTTGCCTTTGCCCCGCGCTGCACTGCAGTGACTACCTGTGCCCCTGCTGAGCAAACTTGTCAGCACAATGCCGTTGCCGAGTTCTGCGCACATATCCGCGCCTTTGCAAATCCTATCATTGCCGTAGCAGATCAAATCCTATCCATGCAATGCCGTTGCTCAGTCGATGATGTCAAAGGTGAAGCGGCCCTTGCCGCTGTTTCTCCACTGGCCGATGCCGCGCAGAACACCGTAGTCCAGCCACTCCAGAACCGCATTCTCGAGCGATTCGTCCATGAGGAGGATTTCAAACTCACAGGTGCTGCCTGCCGGGATCTCCTCGGAGTTGGCCAGGCTCACACGCTCACCCTGGGCCGTCTGGGCACGCAGGGGGCGCTGGCAGTCGCCGATCTTGCCGTTGACCTTGATGGGGATCATGCGGGGCTGCGGGAAGATCAGGCCGTCGATGACCTTCTTGTAGGCAGAGAGCTTGCCGCTCTCGTTGACGGCCCGCTTCTTGCCCTTCTCGTCCTTGCCGCCCACACGGGCCAGCATGCCGCAGGAATCCTTAAAGAATCCCTTTATTTGGTAATCATATAGAACCGGCTCTCCGTTCTCGTTGCGGGGAAAGACGGTCATGCCCTTATCTGCCACGGCATCCGCGCCCAGAGCTGCCACCTCGTCCTCGATCGTGGCTGCATCCGGGCTCTTGCTGGCAATGAAATCCCGGGCGACGTTCTGGTTGGAGGGCCAAGTGCCCAGCACCGGCTCCAGGAAGGTAATTTTGACTTTCAGAATTTTGGTTTTCATGCTGATTTCTCCTATATCTTGTGGTTTATGCAATTCAAAACGCATTATCTTGCGTACAGCAGGTTTCCCAGAGCGTCCCGCACTTGGATCATCTCGTAGTGCCGGATGTTCTCGTCTGCCCAGTGCTGGGCCTTAACGCTGGCGGGCTCCCCGGGGTATTCGTCCGGCGTGAGCGGGTCTGTGAACTGCCTGACATCGCAGCCCCGAGGGCTCTTGCGGTAGGCGTAAGCATATACAGTCATGCTCATGCGCCCCTCCCGGTTCTGCCGGTAGTCCGGCTCCTCGGTGCGGGCGTGGGTGCGGTCAACGCGGCCATAGCGGCGGGCGTTCTGCTCACGATCCTGGGCGGCAAAGCCCAGCCGCAGGAACATCACCGCTGCCAGCACCAGGCACAGGGCCGTGGCAAACTGGCCGTCGGAGATGGTGCTGCCCGTCTGCGCACTGCCCTCGATGCCCATACCGTACAGCAGACTTGCGGCACCGCTGGCAGCGGCCAGCCAGTACCAGACGCAGGATTTGATTCTCATGCGGATTCTCCTTTCTCAAGTGAGGGGAAAAACAGTTCCCCGATCTCATCCTGTCGGATGTCCAGCAGTTCACACATTGCTGTGATCTCTGCGCTTGTCCACGGATTGTGCCCCTGCATCCTGCCGCTCATAGTGTCCCGGCCAATGCCGATATACTTAGCGACTTCCTGATCGCGGTAGCCGCAGCTGTGGAACCGGCCCCGAAGTTTCCAGTACGGAATCTGCCGGAAGGTGCCCTGTACGACTTTCATGCTTTTTCAACCTCTTTTCTTCGATGTGTGTCAGCCGTGCAGGCATGGTCAGCGCCTCACTTCTTAGAGCTGCCAAATCTGCCAATGAGCAAGAGCGCGATCCACGCCGCCGTTCCGGCGGCCCAGGTGAACGTCCAGTGCATCAATGCGCAGATGGCCCACACGGCGGCGCAAGTAACGCCCCACGAGATGCCCAGAAGGACGGCAAACGCGATGATGATTGCCAGTGCTTCACCCATTGTTCCGCGCCTCCTTTGCGGAGCTCGCAGATGCCTGTGCCGCTGAGTCCGCGCACCACTTGCCCGCCGGGGCGGTCTTGCGGGGGTCTGCCGGGGCTTCGTCCTCTTCCAGTAGCTGCTTCAAATCCTCCTGCATCCAGTGGTAAATGCTGGCCTTCTCCGAAGCGTTTTCCTCTTCTTTGGTAGGCGTCTTGCCGAGCATAGTGCGAAATGCACCTCCAGCGACATTAACAATAGCCTGCTGCTCCAACTCGTTGTACTTGCCGATGAGCTTGCAAATTTTATCTCGCATCGTAAATTTCATGTTACGCACCCCTTTCAAACGTGGTCTGTTCCACATTCTCTTTGTGGTCGATGCTGGGCGTCAGGCCAATGGCCTTGAGCTGCTCATAAATGAACCGCTGGCCCGCTTCCGTCCAAACGGTGGTGTTTGGCGTGGTGATCTTTCCACTGTTGTGCTCAAACGGACGGCCTTTGCGGTTTTTGGTGTAACCTTTGCCGCTATACTTTGCGTATAACACCCACTGCCCGTCGCTGTTCTTCCACTGGATTTTCAGCCCGTGCAGGATGCTGTTCAGCTTCTCGCCGCTCATGCCGTAATCCTTTGCAATGCTGGTAGCCGTCCGGCAGTTATCGCCAATGCACACGGCCCTGGCATACTCTGCATCTGGCTTCAGGTCGCTGTTCTCTGCCAAAAGCTGGCGGTTGGCGGCCTTGAGCTGGTCGTTCTGCTTCTGAGCGATAAGCACCGCCCGGCGCATAACTGCTTCCGGGCTGTTCCACTGCGCCTCCACGGCCAAGAAATACTGCCGGGCCTGCTTGCCACGCTCGTTGCGCTGGATCATGCAGAGCTCTTTGGCCATTGGGATGGTGAGCTGGTGGTCGTCAATCGTGCGTTCCACCTCTCGGTTGCCTTCCGACTGAACTCGTACATTTTTGTACGGGTTGAAATCTTCACCCTCGGTAAATCCATATTCGACCATGCGCGGGAACCAAATGCGATAAGGTGTGTTGACTTCCAAGAATTCGTGCAGCTCCCGGCCGCTCACCGTGGGGCGCTCCGGGTTGTCGTAGCTAATGGGGATGAGATTGTTTAATTCGCTCATGCCGTTTTGTCCTCCTTTTCCTTGATGATCTCGCTGACGGCAGTTTCCATCTTTTCCCGAATGCCGGGAGGGTTGCGCTTACTGTTCAAAATCAGTGAACAGTAGCTTCTCGAAAATCCAAGATGCTTTGCTACGTCGTCTACTGTAATCTGGTTGTTGTGCATCCGGCCTACTAAACGGCCTGTCCATTTTTCAGGCACTTTCACACCTCCTTCAAAATGTAAGTTGAAACATAATTGACAACGGCGCACCGATTTACTATACTGTTCACGGCTCCTAGTTAAACTGATTCAAAAGGAAGGTGATTTCGATGACCAAACTTTTGAGCCAGCCAGTTCCAGACACGAGCAAGTGCGTGAAGCGCTAGGGCTTACAAGGCGGTGCCGACCCGCCAAAGGAAGCGGCGTACCCATAGCCCTGCAAGTTGTTTTTGCAGCCCCGGCGTTACTTTTACGCCGCGCATGGCGCAAAAGAGGCGCAAACGCGCATGTTTGCGTTACCGTAGGGGTGCAAGTGCGTTCTGGTGACAAATCGGTGAAAAGTCTGTCTCTGAAACAACCGCAGGCAGATTTTTTCTTATCGCCGTGTCAAATACCAGTTGAAAAAGTTTACAAAGTGTGTTACTATGTAGTTGCAGACACATAGTAAAAAGGCTTAGGCGGTGCGACCCGCTGGGGCTTTGTGTTTTGTTAACTATTTCAACTGACAAGAGCATTATACAGCTAGCAAAGTTAGTTGTCAACATTTTGCACTAACTTTACTAACCTTTGTATGGATGCACGAAAAAGGAGCTGCTTTTATGAGCACTTTTTACGACAACTATATAAAGCTGTGTGCTGTTCACGACAAATCCCCAACTGCGGTATCAAAAGAAATTGGCCTTTCTAACGCGGCTGCCAGTGGCTGGAAAAACGGCAAAAAGCCTTCTGCGGTTACAAAGCAAAAGCTTGCCGACTACTTTGGTGTCACGGTCAAAGAGCTGACCGGCGAAGAGCAAAAAGAAAAGCCCGCCCCCAGTGAAGGGAGTGGGCTGGATGCAAGGTTTGACGCGCTGCTAAGTCAGATGACCGATGCAGACCGTGCAGATCTGCTGGAGTATATGGAATTTAAGGTTGCAAAGAGGAAGGAAAACCCCAATGGCTGAGTTTTTGGACAAAACGAGCCTGGCGCTCCTATTATATATGGAGAAGCACAACGGGAAAATGAATAAGCACGAAGTCTGTCTCATTTCCGGCGAGGATTTCAGCCACAACGGCCAGAACAGGTACATTCAGAACTTGAAGGGCCGCGGTCTGATTGATGAGCGCCGCAAAGAGTACGTTCCTGACGGGGTGGGTGGTTTTCTTCCCAGCGAGTACATTTATTCTCTTCCGCTAGCTGGAGAAGCCTATCTTCAAGAACTTCGAGCAGATCGGGAGAATCAAATACTTCAGGCCGCATTGGATTTGCTGGTGACCATCTTCGGTCAGAAATTTTAAGGGCATCACAAACGCGGTCAAATGCTTCGTGCAGCTCTTCCGTGGTCTTACCCTTTCCGCATCCGTAGTTGAAGCAGTAACACCCAATTTCAAGAGAGCACCGGTAATCGCAATTTGCGCACTCTTCGCTTTTGATTCCGGGCAGGCCGGACGCTTCCGTTGCCAGAAGAGCAAAAATTCTGGTTTTGTACCGGCCCAGTTCAATCTCGTACTTATCCACAGATTTACTCCTTTCTGCTGTTGAGCAGGCTTTCCGCATAGGAAAGAACCTCTTGTTTTTCCTGTGCTGACAGAGAAGAAAATAAAGCTTTGAGGCGGCACTTTTCTTCCATTGTATCACATTTTGCAAACATTGTGCTAGTCTCTTGCACTTTATTTTCCTCCTTTGGCATTTTCCTTGATAACTTAGTTTTTCGGCAGCTGGTTGGCTGCCTATTTTTGTATATGTGAGGTATGAACCATGAAAAGAAGAACCTTTCTTGCGCTTGGATTGACCGCGGCTTTGTCCCTCCCTTTTGCTATGTCTGCATTTGCAGATGACGTGCAGTACAAGAATGGACAGACTGTAGAATTTTCTGGACACACTGACTTTGGCTATTTCTTTACTTATACTTCAGGGAACGGAAAAGTAAATTATAAATGTTTTTCCGTTGTCAATAATGGAGACAGGAAATACGCTGCTGTCAATGAAGACCTGTATGAATATTTCAAAGCAGTTTTTAATGACAAAGATGTTGTATTCAAAGGTAATTTTCAAAAAATGGCCGATGATGGAGCCCCTGTTATTTCGGCATATTGGGAAGTTCAAAATACAGAAAAGGGTACTACATTGTATCGCCTTGAAAATTATGTTGCTCCACTGCTTTATGAAGTCGGTACAACGCCAAATTTCAAACTTTTTGGTGAACTCTATGACGCTGCAACTGTTTCCACTGCAGATGATGGCTCTTACATGACAATAGACACAAATCCTCTCAACATGAAAGGCGGTTCTATTTTCTTTAATGACATGGCGTTGGAGCACATCCAGTTAACCAATAACGTTCTTGGACTTCCTAGCTGGCTTTATGAAGAAATGGGAAAGACCCGAGCTTTAGATGGCCGACAGAAAGAAGTGTTTGACCATGTGACGGTCACTTGGACCTATCATCCAGATCAGGGTCTTGAGGTTATGTACCGTGCAAATGCGTGAACTTGTTCACAACCTCATTACACAACTGTTCGTTGTAATGCGTCAAGCGAAAAAAAGTGCGCAAAAATCGAGCAAAAATACTGCATTTTCGCTATAACGTTTGTTTTACGCTGACTTTTGCGCAAAATATGCGCGTTGTTATTCGCGGTTGCAAGGATGTTGCAAATTTTGCAGCAGATCAGCAGCCAGCGCCCCGCCAGGCGTACCGGCTGCGTTACGCAGGGCTTGCACCTCCGGCAGGGCCTTATCTTGAATGTAAGCGCAAGCAAGGCGCTGCTGCTCCGGGGTCATATCCAAATAGCAGGCCAGCAGGGCACGGGCATGGGTGCGAAAGTGTGACAGATTTTTCATAACTCATTCCTCCCAGGGTGCAGGGGTGCGGTCGGTGCCGGTCAGGATACTGGCGGGCATTCCATCGATGATGGTCATTTCGGTTTCTTTACCGTTTCTTTGCTCAAAATCCATTTTGCTTTCTCCTTTCTTTTGTGCACATCTACGATTTATAAACCAAATTCTACCATGCGCCGTTGGAAAATAAAATACGGATAAAATTTGTCGAATGGCGCAGATTTTTTCTGCGCCATTTTTTGTTAAAAATACGCCGATATTATGGGGGTGAAAGTATGAGTTATTTTACGGCGAGCCAAATCGGAAAAGCGCTTGCAAAAGCACGGGTGTCTGCCCGTCTGAGTCAAGCGGAGATCGCAAGGCGCATCGAAAAAGGAGAGCGCACCGTGCAGAGCTGGGAAAAAGGATGTACCAGCCCGGACAGTGACGAGATCATGGATTGGTGCACGGCGTGTGGCGTGTCTCCCATATCTGTGTTCATGGAGATGACCCACCCGGATCTGTACAAAGTGCCGGATGACGGCAAGGCCGACGATGAGCTAAACGCGGAGTTGCGCCGTCTCGTGGTAAATCTGCCGCCGCTGACGAAAAGGCTACTCCTCTTCATACTGAAAGGCAGTCACGGCAGCAGCCCGCCTGCTGTCATATCGGAGATAGCTGCAAACTTGCACTGCCCGCTCAACAACAGGGCAAGCGTGTGCGGGACCATCATAGACCAGTATACCTATGCGCAGATCGCGGGCCTTGACCCATGCCCGGACGCTCCGCAGCCTCCCATTGACGACCTGAAGATCAACTACAAGGCCGGAAGAGCCGCTGCTGAAAATGGTGCATTCGGATATATCGGGCAGAAAAAGGAGTAAGCCATGAAATGCGTGAGACCATGCTGCAGGAAAGAGATCCCGGATGGTGCTTCTTTTTGTCCGTGGTGCGGGAAGAAGCAGTCGGAAGCCGCCCCGCAGCAAAGAAAAAAGCGCCGCCGCCCAAAGGGCAGCGGCACAGTGTACCCTTGTGTATGGAGGTGGATTTTATGAAAAAACGGGTCAACACGGCATTTTGGGTGGAAAAGGAAAAGCGCTGGTGCATCGCGGTTCAGAAGAACGGCACCCGCAAGCGGTTTTACAGCAGCACGCCGGGCCGCACCGGACAGCGTGAAGCAAACGCAAAAGCGGATGCATGGCTTGATGATAGCATCCGGGACGGCAGGAAGAAAGTGGCCACGCTCTATGCCGAGTGGGTGGAAGAACTGAAGCTGACCTGCGGGATGTCCTATGTGACACAATGCCAGCGTTACGGAGACTGCTACATCCTGCCGACCTGTGGGAATATCCGCATTGACGAGTTAACCGAGGGCGATCTTCAAAAGGCCATTGACGTTTCGTTCCGGAAGCGCTCACAGAAAAAGAACCAGCGCAAGCCCATCTCAAACCAGCCGTTGAGCCGAAAGACGCTTATGACGATCCGGGCTGCGGAAACCGCCTTTGTCAAGTGGTGCCGAAGAAACAAGTACACGACGCTACACCCTGACCTGTCTATCCCGAAGAATGCCAGGATGGGGAAACGCACGATCTTGCAGCCCACCGCCTTGAAGACCCTGTTCAGCGTAGACACCCGCACCTACTATGGAAAGCCGGTATTTGATGAATATATCTACGCCTACCGCTTTGCAGTTGCGACTGGCCTACGTCCCGGGGAGCTGATTGGTCTCTGGTATGGTGACATCAAGGGGAATACGGTCAACCTTCGGCGCAGCATCAACGTGCACCGGGAGCAGACCACCGGAAAGAATGAAAACGCCATCCGCTCTTTTGACATGGGCAAGGAAGCACGGGATGCCTATGAGGCGCAGGTACAGCTCCTAAAGGCTCAAGGCATACTGCTAAACTACAATACGCCGCTGTTTCAGATTCCCTCAGAGCATACGCTCTATCGCCGCTGGGAATCGTATCAGGAAGCAAACGGGCTTGAGCCGAAAGTCTCACTTTACGAGCTGCGGCACACTTTTGTCAGCGTTGAATCAAGCGTCCTGACTGACAGCCAGCTGAAGATGCTTGTAGGTCATAGCAAGAACATGGACACTGCCGGAGTGTATCGGCACGAGCTTGACGGTCAGAGGGAAGACCTTGCTGCCGCTACCACCGCGGCATTCAAAAAGGCGCAGGCCTGACTCTGGTAACATTTTTGGTAACACTCTTTTTTGTAAACGTAGCAAAATACATGGGTTACAAACCAACCACACTGCCTTTTTAGCAAGTGTTTAGGCGCGTTGCAGATATGCTTTTGACGTCATTCAATCATTTTTTGTTGTTCGACTCCCATCGCCTCCACCATGAAGAAAGAACGTCATTTCGTTAAGAAATGACGTTCTTTTCTTTATCATGGTAACATTTTTGGTAACACACCGCTGAAAAACAGCTTTATAAACGCAAAAACATCCCCGAGGAACCGTCAGGATCCCCTGGGATGGTGCTATGTATGGCCGTTTTGGGCAGCGCGGCCACGGTGGTGATACCGGCGGTGATCACTCAGACAAAGAGACAATCTTCCGCATTACTAGCTCATACTCTTTCGGGTACACCATCTTTATTGCTTTCATGTGCTCGTCAAGCACCTGCATCAGACCGCCAAATGGCACAGAGCTGGCAGCCGCCACAAAGTCGCTTTGCGGTTCCGCTGCCGTGGAGTACGCCGCCCGGTAATCCGTGGGTGGAAATGCCTGGGTCTGCGTTTCAGGTGTGTGCGCTTCTTCCAGCTCGTCCCGCACAGTGCAGAGGGCGGCAAGCTTTTCCACGCTCTGCCAGTCCGTCGAACCGCATTTCAGCTTGTGAATGTGGGTGTTGATCTCGTCAATGTCCATGCCTGCCGCCCCCTTTCTTATGCGTTGCGCAAGATGTCAGCGGCCCGCTTGTAGGCGTCACGCTCTGCACCGGTGGCCTCCTGCATCATGTCCTCGATGTCAGAGATCATACGCTCACGGCCATCCGTGCGGGAGTAGTGCCCGCGCACATAGTGACGGCCTCGGTTGGCATAGCTGTTGCCCCGGTTGTAACCGTTTCCGGCATCATGGCCGAAAGTCCCGCGCATGTCAGCTTCCCACTCGCCCGCACGGCTGTACTCGCCGCCCTCGCAGTAGTCCTCGATGCGGTGGATGTCCAGAATGATGTCCACGATCTCGCCGATCATCTCAACATCACCCGGGGATCGGTTCTTTTTGTCGGTCAGCTCCATGAGCTCTTCGCACATCTCATCCTTCAGATGATTCAGTTTATCCAGCATGACTTTATCTCCTTTCTTATGCTACCCGCTCAACAATCAAATTGCTGTTTGCAATGCTGACTGCCTGCGTACTGGTGTTCTTAACCGCCACGGTCACACAGCAGCCGCGCGGCACCTCGATGAACGCGGCCACGAAAACGTTGAAGAAATTTTCGACTGCCGCCGGGGTGACAATGGCTGTCGCACTGGTCAGCGACTCACCGCCGACAGCCAGCGCCACGGAAATGGGTCCAACAGTGCCGCCGGTGGGAATGGCGATATTGCCGCCAAAGCTTACCTTGAAGCGCGCTTTGCATTGATTGGTCAGACCCCGCAGGGTCACAAGGCCGCTGCCCTCACGGTGCATGATGCAGGCAGGGGCTTTCACCGCGGTCTCAGTCAGGGGAAGGTTTTCACCCGCCGCCACGATGACGGTGTTGGAGTTGCTAAATTCAGCCATTATCCGAAACCTCCTTTTCTGCACAAACAGGCGCATTTACCGCATAAACGGTTTTTAAGATATCCATCCAAGAATTGGATGGATCTGCTTTTTCCGTATCAAGCAGGGTTTTCAAAATGAAAACATAAGTGTTCAATTCCATCATGCTCATTTTGTTCTTATCCATGCTGTACAGATAATCTACAAACTGCTGTTTCAGCTCTGCTACGGTCATTCAAATACTCCTTTCATAGAAAAACGCCGGGACTTTTGCCCCGGCGCTCTGGTTTGCAAAATCAGCTCAGGGGCTGAACATTTTCCATTTTGGAAAAAGTTGCCGTGATTCGGTTATGCGCAGTTGCCGCAGCCGGTCCCACAGCCATAGTAAATGGCGTTGGGGTTGGGCACCTGATAGGCAGGCACGGGAGCTTTCTGCTGCAGAGTCCCGATGATCTGGTTGGTCTGCGCGTTCATCGCGGTGGTCAGGAACGCGCTCTGGCGATCCTGAGAAGCAGCCCGGCGCAGCTCGTTGTTCTCGCTCTGCAGGGTGGCGATCTTATCATTGGTCAGGAAGTCAAGCACCGCGCGGGTGTTGCTGTTCTGATTCTCGATGATGTCCCGGGTGTTGTTGTTCATGGTGTTCTGCGTTGCGCAGAAGCCCTGCTGCATCTGGTTCCGGGTATCACACTCCTGAGTGGCCAGATTGTAGTTGACGCCCTGGATCGCGGTCTGGGTCTTGCAGCAGCAGTCTGCCAGCTGTGTAGCCAGAGCATTCTGCCCCTGCATCAGCGCAACGTTGGTGCTGTTGAAGCCCTGCTGCATAGCGTTGGTGACGCCATTCAGGCCCTGCTGGACGCCGTTGAAACCCTGAAGCATCCCGGTGTTCATGGCATAGAAGCCGTCACACAGGCCGCTTTCCAGCCCGTTCAGCTTGTTCATGACGCTCTGGTTGTCGAAGCCGCGCTGCAGGTCCGCCTGTGTTACGGCGCTGGTCATATAAGGCGAAGCGCCGCCCATGCCGCCGCCCCAGCCAAAGCCGCCCATGCCGCCCCAGCCGAACATGCCGAAAATCAGGAAGAGGACGATCCAGCCCATCCAGTCGCCGCCCCAGCCGTTGAAACCGTTGCTGTAGCCGTTGGCGGGCTGTACCGGCATGGTCAGAACCGTGCTATCAGAAGAAAGAGACATAGTTTTACTCCTTTACGTTAGATTTTTAAATTTATTCTAAATGCGGCCGCATTTCAGAATCCAAACATGTTTTTCATGCCGTTGAGCATTGGCGCAATCTGCTGTGCCCGCTGCTGAATGGCGTTGAGCTGCTGCTGTGAGAGCTGGCCGGAGGTGAGCATCTGGTTTATCATCTCCTGCGGGTTCTTGCCCTGCATCTGGCCCATAAACTGCTGGAACTGCCCGCCAATGGGGTTCTGGGTCTGTCGGCCCATCGAGTTATACAAGCTGCTGCTCATCGTTTAGCCCTCCTTTTCCGGATCTGGTGCTTCCTGCTTCTCCAACGCTGCCAGCTTTGCCGCCAGCGCGTCAAACTCCTTGCGGGTGACATACTCCCCGCCTGCGGCTTGCGTGGCTGCAATCGACGCTTTGGGGCCTCCGGTGCGTTCCTTGTAGTCGTAGATGCGGAGCGGGAACGGCCTGCCGTCCTGCCCAACTTCTTTGATGTAAAAGGTATCGGAATCAGCATCCAGTAAAAGCACCCGGCTCCCGTTGGCGACCAGATAGCCCCGGGCCGCTGCTTCGCCTTGCACCCAGATAAAGCCGCTGTCAGTCGGTGCGGCCTGCCCCTGCATTGTCGGTATCATGACGGGCTGGGGCTGGTACTGTGCTGCCCTGAGCTGTTCAAGCTGTCCTTGCGGCTGTTGCGGGTAATACACTTGCGGGTATCCGTTATAGATCGGCATCGTTTTCCTCCTTGTACCAGTAGTAGATCGGGCATTCTGCGCCACTGTCCCAGCTGTCCCACCACGCGCCGTCGATGACGGTCAAAACGTGGCCGGAGCAGCCCAGCACATACACGCCGCGCGGGTACTCCCGGGCAAAATCTGCCACGGTGTAACAGGTGGTGCAGTCTGCTTCCACCATGCGGCGCTTGAACCCGCGTTTTTGGAGGTATGCGCCCCATGTGCGGTTGGCGCTGGGCATATCGCCGAGGATAAAGCCAGTAAGCGCAAGGCCGATATACGCCCGCTCCCAGTTTTGGCCTGTAGCTGCCGCCACTGCCCGCACGGTGCAATCCCCCACGCCGTTTCCTTGGGGGTTCGGGTTGAACCTGTGCCACATGGCGCTCCCCCTCCCTTTGCGCCCATAGTACCTTTTCTACCGAATCCGTGCGTTAAACGAACGTCAAACGAAAGACAAAAAAGAAAAGCGCCCACACGGCATAACACCGCGTGAGCGCTTATTTTTTACGAACTATAAATATTTTGAAAAAGATATTGACTTATTGTGTACACATAATATAATAAATGTGTACACAGCAGGAGGTGATTTGATGTCGCCCCGTACAGGCAGACCCAAGACAGAAAACCCAAAAGATATACAGCTTAAAATTCGCGCCGATAAGCAGACCATAGAGGATTTAGACCTTTGTTGCGAAGCTTTAGGCAAAACAAGAAGTGATGTTATCCGTTTAGGTATTCAAAAAGTAAAGTCCGAGGTCACAAAAAAATAACTGTACCCCGCCACCGTGGAAAGTTCCGGGATACAGTTACAAATGCCAAACGCAGAGGTCTGGTAAATTTATTATACCACGACCTATAGTGTTTTACAAACATTTTTGAGGTATTCTATAATGCAAAAGAAAATCACGAAAGTGGAGCTTGAACTGGATGCTGTTTCTGGCGAACTCCGAGTAATGCACGACCTACTGAACATCTTTGCCAACTGGTTTGATGAAACGCACAAGACCGATATGATCAAGCGGGAGCGCACCAGCGAGCTTGTGAGCCAGATTTGGAGAGAAGCCCCGATGTACAGCTCTATGCTGACGGCTCTGTTCGCATCCCTTACCGGGTTGGAAAAGGAAGTTGATGCGGTGATTGAAGCGGAGATTAATAAGGAGAGTGCGGCATGAGTGATATTATTCTTTCCACCCAGAACGGGCAGGCCGTGGTGTCCAGCCGGGAAGTGGCGGAGCGTTTTGGCAAGAACCACAAAGATGTTCTCCGCGCTATTGAGAATCTGGCGGCGCAAAATTGCGCCACCAAATCAATGTTTTACGAAACCACGTTTGAAAACCGAGGAAAGCTGTACCCAATGTACTTGATGAACCGCGACGGGTTCTCCTTGCTCACCTTTGGTTTTACTGGTGATGAAGCGCTTGACTGGAAATTGAAGTACATCCAAGCCTTTAACGAGATGGAGAAGAAGCTGACCACGCCCGAGCCTGAACCGCCGGAGCTGGCACTTTCCAAAGCGCTGGTCATGGCTCAAGGCATCATTGCGAGGGAACAGGAGCGCTCTAAGCAGCTCGAAAAGGAAAACGCCAAGCTCAAGCCTGCCGCCGAGTACGCCCATAATATGCTTTTGAGTGATGAAACGCTCACCGTGACGCAGATTGCGCTCAACTTTGGCATGACCGCCAACAAGCTCAACAAACTGCTGGAAGAATGGGGCATTCAGAAGAAGGTCAACAAACAGTGGATACCAAAGCGAAAGTACATCGACAAGGGTTATACAGTGAGTATTCCTGTTGAGATAGGCAACGGCGAGACCAAAGAGAACACCCGCTGGAACCGCACCGGACAGGCATTTATCTACAAGCAGATGCGCGACCATGGCTATTTGACCGCGAAGGAACAGGCAGAGCAGAAAGCGAAGGAACGCAAGGTACTTGCCGTCCCCGCTGAACAGCCCGCATAAAAAATACCCCCGATGCTCCAAACGGAACACCGGGGGTTTGCTTTACTCAAAAATTTTTGCAATGCCATCCAGCCGGGCCGAAACCGACTGGCGGCAGTAGTGGACCTGCGCTGCAATGTCCGGCAGCGGAAGCCGCTCAACATACCGCAGTAAGGCTATCTTACGGTCTACCCTCCCAAGCGGTGCGCTTTTAATGGCGGCGGTCATCTGCTGTCGGTCAAGTCCTTGCAGGCACAGTGGCAGCACCACACGAGCCGCCGCCACGGGCAGCACCGAGCCAGAAAGGCTGCGGCAGCTCTCCCGCGTTGCGCACCATATTGCCAATGACGGCAAAACGGTGACGTTTTGTCACCATTTTCGTGACGTGCCGAAATTGCTCTTGTATGGCGTACATTTTGTTGGTGTCAACAAAATGCTCGTATGTAGTGCTGCTCATAGCCTTACTCCTTGTTTCCTTGACCGCGCTTATCGCAGATTTTGCAGCAATTAGCGCATGTGATTCCCTTGTTGCGACACTCTCTTGGGGTTTCGTCCCGCTCTCTTTGTCTGCGAGCAGCATTAGCCGCATAAGAGCAGCTAGCGATAATCCCACACATAGGTACAATCATATAATCCTCCTTAATCCTTTTCCAGTGCCGCTTTCATGCGGTCAAAGAAAAACTGGATAATGGTGCCGATGGTCTCATCGGTGATGGCCCAGCTGATAAGCCTGCCCCACTTGCTGGCGTTGAGGGCCATGCGGAGCATCTGCGCCACCCACGCCTTGCGTTCTGCGCCTCTCTTGGTGCCCTGAATCTCCTGCTCTGCCTGCTCGATCAGGTCGAGCACAGTGCCCTTGACAGCCGCACCATAGCCCAGCCGGATGCAGCCCAGGGCATAAAAGATAAAGCCGCCCAGCATAAGCACAAGGGCCGCAGGGGCGGGAATGACGCCCAAAATGTTATTGATCGTTGCCATGTATTACTCTCCTCTCTCTTTTTCGAGGTCTGCAATGCGGTGGTTTGCCACCTTCATCTGCTCTTCCAGCACCGGGATTCGCTGGGCGAAATTGTTGTGTGTCCGAACTTCCCGGGTCAGCTCGTCCAGCTTAGTGTCGGTAATGGCCTGCTGTTTTTCCAGCTTGGCGTCCATGTTTTGAGCGGCCCTGCTGTTAGAGATAAGCACGCCGATCAGGCTCAGGCCGCCAGTGATGAGTGCTACGATGATTGCGTCGCTCATGCACCCTCCCGGAGACGGGTCAGACCCTTCTTGCGGATGATACGAGGGTAGTCGATCTCTGTTACGTTGAGGTCCACGTTGCCGGAGATGCCAGGCACGCGGCCCTTGCTGGTGTGCTGGTGAGCGTTGTAGTGGTAGCTGACGGCAGGAGTCTTGCCCGTGTAGTCGGCCAACCAGACATCCCAGCGGCCTGCCAGGCGCTGCATGTCCAGATGGGCATTGGCATAGCTGGTGTAGGTGTAGAGCTGGGCGTAGAACCCCATCTTCTCGATCTGCTCAAGATGATAGGCCGCCAGATTTGACAGGTCTCCATAGGGCATCCCGGCAAGACTCGGCGATTCCAGATCCACTGCCACCGGCATGGTCATCTCTTTCCCGACCAGGGCCTTCCGCAGCACGGCAAGCTCCCGGTCTGCCAGCTTCTCGCAGGAGGCGTTGGTGTAGTAGTACACGCCCACGTCCAGCCCTGCCGCTTTTGCGTTGGCATAGTTGTCCTCGAAGGTGGGGTCGATGTAGGGCACACCGTTGCGGTTCCCTACGGCCCGCAGCATCACGCCTTTGTAGCCTGCCGCTTTGACCTTGCGCCAGCCGTCGAGGGTAATTTTGCCCTGCCACCGACTCACGTCAATGTACCGGTAAGGCGGTTCCCCTGCCCACCCGGTCACGGTGTCCACAGTGGACACGTCCGGTGCAGGAGCAGGCGCTTCTTTGTCGGCGCTGTCACCGGCAGCGTGGGAGAGGACCGCCAGAAGCTTGGAGATAAAATCGAAAAGTGCTTTCATTCCGCGCCGCCTTACTGCCCGAGGGCTTCTTTGATGGCTTCCAAATCGTCTGTGGTCAGGGCCGGGTAATCCGCCGCGATATCCTCAAAGGTCTCACCAGCGGCCAGCCGAATGCGGAACGCCCGCACCATGATGCGGAGTTTCAGGTTGTTCAGAGTCTTCATAGTTTTAACCTCCAATCAAATCAGCCATCATAAGCACAAGGTCGTCGTTTGCCGCTTCCAGAGCGTCCATGCGCCCCGGCACGGCTTCCAGCTCTGCCTTTTTCTTCGCTTCGGCGGCAGCGGCTTCTTCTGCCTTTTTCTTGGCTTCAGCCTGTGCGGCCAGCTCTTCGGCGGTGTACAGGATGTACCGCTGAACCGGCACTTCCTCATCCCAGGCGGGCTGAGGGTCAACACTGGGCACATCCACCACCTTACGGACATCACGGCCTTTTTCGCGACCATCTGCGTCATAATAAATTGCAGGGGTTCCGTTCGGCAAGGTTTCGGTCTCGTAGTGGCTGACCTCCTCCACGCCCGCCACAGCATCGTGGTGGATGGTCTGGGTCTCGGGCTTGAGGTAGCCCAGGGTCAGGTCGGGGGCTTCGATGGGGTTGCCGTTATTGTCGATGATTTTCATAAGGTCTCCTTTCAGGCGACACGCCGCCAGATGTACATGGAGTATGCCGGGGGTTGGACAGTATTGGATGCGCCGTAGATAGAGTTGGAGCGGGAGGCATCAAAATACAACATCTTACCTATTTCCCATGGGTCTGAAGAGGCTTTCGTCGCATTGCTTATTTCGCTATAATACAAAGCTCCAAATTCTCCCCGCATTTCATTATAAAGCCCACTCATTCCGCCCGTGATATTTGGCAGTCCAGCCTCTACCGTTGTACCAGCCGGATGTGTATCGCTTGCACCCCAGATAGTGCAATCCTCAATGCGTTCCCATGTGCCGCCGATAAAGCTTGCCGGGCTGGTGGGGTCGTTGCTGACCCAGAATTTGACTTTGGCGAGGTCTTCTTCTCGCTGGGCGGCGAGAATTTCTTTGATTTTTGCTTCCACCTCAGCCTTGCTGTAAAAAATCGCATTGCCGTCAGGGTCAAGGATAATGTTGCCCACGGCGGCAGCGTCGGCGGGGGCGCCGGGGACGGCGAGGGTTTTGTCTGTGCTCACCACAGCCTCCGCCTTTTTAGCTGCTGCCTCAGAGCGGGCCGCGCTGGCCTCGGAGTTTTCGGCGCTGGATGCGGCGTTGTTCTCCGAGGTTGCCGCCGTGCTGGCGCTGCCGGAGGCTGCGGTGGCGTAGTTTGCAGCGGCCCCGGCAGCGCTTGCGGCAGCTTCTTTGCTGGTCTGAGCCGCCTGTTCCGAAGCGGCCGCGTTGCTGGCAGCGGTCTGGGCGGTTTGGGTTGAGTCGGCCACCTGCTGCAAAGCCGCGTCGCGCTCATCGTCCACGGCCTGGACGGCCTCGGTCTGCTTGGTCGTCACGGCGGTCGTGGCGGTGCTCTGGGCCTGCTGTACGGCGGTCGTGGCCGTGGTCTGGGCGTTCTGCACCGCCTGCACCGCGTCGGTTTTGGTCTGCTCGATGCCTGCCACGGTCTGCTCGGCTTTGTCCGCACTGGCTTTGGCGTTGGTGGCATAGCCTTGAGCCTCGTCGGCAAATTGCTTGCAGTACTCAAAGCCTTGGCCGAGGCCGTAGCGGACCTCAACGCCTTTTTTGGCGTTATAAATGCGCTTCAAAACCTCATCAAAGTTGAGTGTAATCATAAGCTAATCACTCCTGTAGGTGTGTCGTAGATGGTATCGGTCTCAAAGTCAAAGGTATCCCACAACCAGTCCGCGCCCGCGTCGGCGGTAATGTTGCGCTTGTAGGGGTTGCAGGTGCCCTCGATGCTGAAGGTGATCTCCGTGCGCCCGCGCTCCACCACGTCCACCCGCCACAGGCCCAGCCAGTACCATGTGCTGTCCTCATCAAAGATGCAGCGCAACCACTGGCCCTGCAGGGCGTTTTCGAGGGCGCTCTGGATGGTGCTCCACTGGCTCTTTTTGGCCTTGCACAGCAGCTCCATCTTGATGGTGCGCTGCTTGTAGTGCACTTCCCCATCCAAAGCCCTGGACAGGTCTAGGATAAAGTCAGAGCCCGGGACATTGACAAGCATTGTCTCTGGCTCTGCACCGGATATCATAGGGCTGCCCACCTTCAGATAAAGGCCAAGGTCTTTGAGGGTATGGACACTTCCGATCTGTGCACCCATCAGCATTTAAGCTCACCCCCCGCTTCTTTTGGCAGCCAGTTGCTCCGAAGTCAACGGGTCATAGACCAGACGCTCCCCATCCCAGACATAGTCTGCACCGCCATTGGTGTTATCCGGGAAGTCATCAAAAACGACCGTGTTGGGCAACAGCTCTTTGGGCATATACTGAGCGTTGACCCAGTACCCATCATAAAGTCTGCCATCATCCGGGCAGATGCGGCAGACCCACTTCATCGTAAGATTATCGACTGTCATCTTGACACCTCACATAAAAGCATACAGACCTGTCGGGACGCACACAGTGGACTCTTCCACCCAATCATCCGTGATACGGCCTACATCGCTTTGGTCAGAAGTAAAGTCTGGCGCAAAGTCTATCACGCTGGCACCACTGCCGCTACTGCTGGCCACGATGTGATAACTAAGCTTGCGCCGGTACCCCTTGTAAAAGCGAATTCTCGTTTTTGAGCACCTTACATTTCGACGATGCAGTGTATCCCACGGAAACATAATACACATAAGAGCGTCATTTGTCGGCAGGATAATGGAAGAAGAGCCAACGCGGTTCGTGGTAGTGGTGGCAGTACCAAAGCCAAGAAAGCCATAACTGGTCTTTGTAACATAGCTATCGTATGTCAGCATGACATAGCTTGCGCCGCCTGCATCGATGGAATAGTCCACATAGTCTCCAGAGACACTAAGAGATTGTGCCGTCCACGATGTCAAAAGCATATCCCTTACACCGTAAAACGTGATTTTCCCGCTGTTGATGGTGCAGCTGCCGTTGCCGTCGGTGATGGAAATACTGTCCGACTTGATGTTGACCATGCTGGAACCGGAAAGCACTTTTATGCCCTCGTTGGTGATTTGTACCCGTTTGTTTGGCAGCTGGTCATGCCGGACGATAAGGCCGTTTTCCGGGGTAAATTCCAGAAAGTTGGTGGCTGTTTTGGCTGCTTCACCAGCTTTTTTGTCCACCTCGTCCACTCTTTTGTCGTTAGACTTCTGGTACTTGAAAAGCTGGTTAAGGGTGCTCTGCTGATATTTTTCAGCGGATGCCGTATCCTCATCCAGCAGGTTGGTGCGGCCCAGGTTAGCCACTTGTCTGTCGGTCAAAGTCTGCCGGGTCATGCCGAAGGTATACTCCTTTTTGTCCGGCTGATCCAGCGGTTCCACCAGCTTTGTGCACAGCATGATGACATCGATGCTGTGGGGCTTGCTGATAATGTGGGCATAGCTGGCAAAAGTCAGCCTGTCCTTGTCATAGCCCGCATCTCGCAGATCCACAGCCTTGACGGTGTAGCTCGTCACCATCAAGCTGTTTTTCTGAAGATCCTGCACGCCTGCAGCAAAGGTGTCATTGTCGCTGTCGGTG